TGGAACCGCAGCTAACTCAACAGTTACTTTTAATGGTTCATCACAATCTGCAACAGTTATTACAAATGTTTCTCCAGCAGGAGCTACTTATTCAGGAAGTGTTAATGCTTCAGGTATAGATGCAGGTTCTTATACTTCTTCCATTACTGGAAATGGAAATTATACAGGTACAGTAAATGGAGGAACTTTAACCATTAATCCTGCTACAATCTCTGGAACCGCAGCTAACTCAACAGTTACTTTTAATGGTTCATCACAATCTGCAACAGTTATTACAAATGTTTCTCCAGCAGGAGCTACTTATTCAGGAAGTGTTAATGCTTCAGGTACAAATGCAGGTTCGTATACTTCTTCCATTACTGGAAGTGGAAATTATACAGGTACAGTAAATGGAGGAACATTAACAATTAATTCTGCTTCAATCTCTGGAACTCCTGTCAACTCAACAGTTACTTTTACTGGGTCATCCCAATCTGCAACAGTTATTACAAATGTTTCTCCAGCAGGAGCTACTTATTCAGGAAGTGTTACAGCTTCCGGAACAGCTGTCGGTACTTATACCTCATCTATTACTGGAACTGGTAATTATCAAGGTACAGTAAATGGAGGTACTTTAACCATTAATCCTGCACCTGCACCTAGTGGTTCAATAGCTGAAATTAATAGATTTTCACCAACACAAGCTGAGCTTCAAGCTACTTTAACTGGTGCTACTGCCACAGGATATTCTTGGTCACGAACAGGCGGTACTTATCAGGGAAGAGTAAATATTGCTAATTCCACATTACAAACGTGTATAGTAACAGCTAATGCCGCTCCTACTGGCTCTAATAGTGTAATTCAATGTATTATTAGTTATAGTGGAGGTAGTGTTTCGCCAACTATTACAGTTGTATGGGGTTTAATTTAAATAATTTAAATTTATATATTATTAATAATATATAAATGTCAACATCAGATTTCAATACAGGCAGCTTTAATTGGAAAGTTTATGCTTCAAATATTCAATCTAATAGTGGACAAAATTTAACTTTAGAGGCTTCTGATAATTCAAGTTTATATATAGATACAAATAATGTTAACAGAGCAATAATTGGAAAAAATATTACTGGAAACACTATTTTAGATTCTTGTGTGGCAAATTTTGGAACAGTTGATACGTCAAATAATCAATCAAACTTAAATACTTATGGAACTTATTATTCAAATGGTGCTTCGGCAATGAAAATCCCTGCAGATTCATCAAATAATAGACCACCAGGGCAAACAGGTTATATGAGATATAATACTGATATAAATTTAATTGAATATTGGAATTCAAATTCAAATTCTTGGCAGCCTATATCACAACCTTCTCCAACTATAACAACTATCAATCCAGGGTATGTTCCAGAAGATAGTAGCTTTAATTATACAATTACTGGAACTAATTTTAATACATCATCTGTTATATCATTTATAGGTAATGTTGATAATATAACCTATAGTACTTTTGGTGGAACAACATTCATATCTCAATTTTCTTTACAAACTAGAAATACACTTGCTATGTCTGATGCTTCAAATAATACAGCATTTTATGTAAGAGTAACAAATACAGATTCAGGAATATCTGGAACAAGTATAACACCGTTATTAACTTTTAATACTGGACCTAATTGGATAACTGCATCTGCGGCTAATTTAGGAACAGGTGTAAATGGATTAACATATACAACTGGAACATCACCATTTACCGCTTTGGTTGCAACAGATATTCATACACCAGTAACTTATTCATATGATACTGCTCCATCAACAGTAACTGGTAATGTTTTATTAGATTCAACAACAGGTAAACTATATAATATTATGCCAACTGTTATAAATAATCCAACTAGTTATTCATTCATTGCTATTGCAACAGATGCGTCTGGTTCCTTAAGTGTTCCAAGAACGTTTGCTTTTACGGTAGCACCAACAAGTTATACGCTTACTAGTCCAACAGGTTCTATAACAACTGGTTATTTTACACCAAATTTATATGGTTCATCTGGTTTATTAATTCCATTTGTAGCTGGAGCAACAACTACTGGATATGCATATACATTAACATTTGATACAGATGTTTCTTTAAATATTTTATTAAAGGGTGGCGATGGTGGTGGTGGTTATCAATACAATTTAACTAGTCAAGCAATAGGGCCTCTTGGTGGCGGAGGTGCGTGGGCATATAGTCAATTTAGATTTATAAGAGGAACACAATATAAACTATTAATTGGTGGTGGAGGAGCAAGTCAAACTCCGAGTGCTGGAACAGGTCCTTATGTAAATGGTGGTGGTGGTTTAGCAGGTAATTTAGGTTTTGGAGGTCAAGGTGGTGGTTACACAGGTTTATTTAATACAAGTGCAACATTTGGTAATTCATTGTTAGTAGCGGCAGGTGGAGCTGGAGGTGCTTACGAAGTATATTATTATACAGCAAATGTAGCACCAGGAGGGGCAACTAATGTAATAGTATGTGGTCCAACAAACGGTGGTCCAGGTGGAGATGTACAAGGTTATGATGGTTTAACAAGTAATGCTTTTCCAAATAATAATCCAGCAGGTACATCAGGAATAAGTGGTGCTTCCGGAGGAGGTGGAGGAACACAGACCACAGGTGGTACAGCAGCCACCGGCGGCACAGGAACTCCAGGAACAGGTGGAGCATTAACTGGTGGAAATTGTGGAGATTCAGGAGATGGAGGTGGTGGTAGTGGTGGAGGTAGTGGTTACTTTGGTGGTGGTTCTGGGAGTGGTAATAATCCAGGTTCATCAGGTGCCGGTGGTTCTTCATATGTGTCAAATGCTGCCGCATTAAATGGTCTAGCAGTCGGCGGTATTCCAACAACAGCAGTACAAACAATTGGTTCAAATGGTTATGCCTATTTATATTATTCATTATCAAACCCAGTTTCATTAAGTTTTGTTTCAGGTCAAGCTCTACCAACACCAACAACTGTAAATAACTCATATTGCTATCAATTTACTACAGTTGGTACTTACACTTTTACAATAAATTATCCAGTTGTAATGGGATATTTATGTGTAGCAGGTGGTGGAGGCGGTGGAGGTAATGGTGGTGGTGGAGGTGGAGGAGGTGGACTTCTCCAAGGAACAACACTTGTAACTGCTAGTACAAACATAACAATAACTGTTGGAGCCGGTGGTGTGGCATCAGCTAGTGGAGCTGTAGGAAATAGTGGAACCAATTCCTCAATTTCAGGCGGTATTACTTCAACAATAACATCTATTGGTGGTGGAGGAGGTGGTACAAATACACTATTTGCACTAGGCGGAGCCGCTAAAACAGGTGGTTCTGGCGGTGGTGGTGGTAATGTTGATGGTTCTGACACAGGACACTTTAGTACTGCTGGTGCTCTCGGAACTCAAGGGCAAGGTTATCCTGGTGGTTGGGGCCTACATTATACTGGTGCTACATTAGGTGGTGGTGGTGGCGGTGGCGCTGGAGGTTGTGGTTCAAATATGGGTCCAATATCATATAATCCTCCATTTCCAGGTTATCCTGGTGATGTAAATTCAGGTGGAACAGGTGGAAAAGGTTTGTATAGTTGGATTACAGGTTCTCAAGTAGGATATGCAGGCGGCGGTGGTGGAGGTATGAATTCAAACACTGGATATGGCCGAGCTTCAGGATGGGGTGGTGGTGGTACATCATCAAATTTATTTGGAGCTGGAAACGGTGGTGGTGGTGGTGGACCTGGTTCAGGTGGAACTTTTAAATCCGCAACCGCAGGAACAGCAAATACTGGAGGCGGTGGAGGCGGTGGTGAACATCCAAATGTTCAAATAGGTGCTGCTGGTGGTTCAGGAATAGTTGTAATACGTGTGCCTCGTTTTTGGTAAAAAAGTATTTGAATAAAATATTATAAAAAAAATTATGATATTTTAATAGCTTAAATTTTTATATTTTTAAGTAAACTTTGTTAAAAAAAATACAATTACATAATAAATTGATTGTTATTTTCTTTTTATATAACAAATTTATATAATGGCAACTATAAATCTAACATCTTTAGACCCAACAAAGAATTTTATTATTAAAACATCTAAAGTTTATTCCGATTATTTATCGAATTTAACTTTAGATGCTTCTGGAAATAGTAGTCTCATTTTGAAAACAAATGGAACAAATCGTCTTACTATTGATGATGTAGGACTAATAACATTTGGAACTTTAGGTTCTTACAACCCTTCTACTAATACGATTACGGCAACAACTTTCGTCGGTACTTTGAGTGGGACGGCAACTTCGGCAACAGCAATAACTATAACAGACAGCACTACTACCGCTGGGACATTTTATCCTACTTTCGTCAATAGCGATGGGAGTGGTAAAAGTGTAAGAATAGATACGAATATGACTTATTCCGCTGTAAATGATACTCTTACTTGTCTTAATTTTGCTGGGACGGCAACCAACGCCACGAATGCCGTGATTGGAACGGATAATGTATCTACTCTCGTTTATCCTACTTTTGTGAAAACGAGTGGTGCTGGAAATAAGGGACTTTTTATTGACGACACTACAACGCCGTTGTCTTACAATCCTTCTACTGGAAACTTAACTACGACGACCTTTACTGGCGCTTTATCTGGAACTGCAACCAATGCTACAAATATAGCAATTACTAATACAAATACTGGAACGACTTATTACCCTACTTTTGTATCAACTACCAGTAGTAATAATGTTCTTCGTGTAGATAGTCAATATTTAATATATAATGCTCTCAATAATATTCTACAAAATCCTCAATTCTCTGTAGCAAATGATGTAGCAGAACAAACGAGTGGAGAAGCATTAAAACTTTATTCTCCTTCTACTAATGTTAAATATATTGAATTATTAACTTCTACTGCTGGAACTCAAAAAACTTTATCTGTTCGTTGTGCGAATAGCACAAATGGTTGTGGTGCGTTTTCTACATATGTAAGTGGAAGTAGCACGGCTTTCACTTATCCTCAAATTTTATCCCAAACTTATAATTCTTTATCCCAGAGCGCCAAGACTTATTTATTGGATAGTAACGCAAATTTAATCACTACTATTCCAAATGGAGAAGGAGGAGTAGTTGCTGGTTTTCAAACAAGTATAGGAGTTAATACAGGAATTAATATTGGAAGTGCCGATATGTTCTACAATGAAGACCAATATTCTACTACCAATATAAAAACTTTTAGATTAACAAATAATGGTTTAGTATATGGATTGGCGGAAGCATCTACAACAGCAGAAGGACAACAAATACCAACAACTTTAACATCTACTTATTTAAGTGTAAATACCAGTGGAGTTTTAACTACTACATCTCCTCCCGTATGTGCGACCGCACCTACAACTGCTAATCAACTCGGTAATAAAACTTATATTGATAATTATGGTGGAAGTGGAGGTTGGTATTATACTACCACAATATCCCCATCTGCTACTACTACTCTTAATTTTCCTAATTGTTTAAATGATGCTTATAATGCTTACGAAATATATTTTGTATCTAATTTATCATTACCTACAAGTGGATATGTTAATTTTCAAATGTCTTTTCCAGGTCTAACTTCACCAACTTATAATACTTGGGTATCAGGGTTAAGTAGTTCATCATCAACCCCTTCGTATGTTAATTCATACGCTACTACCGCACCATATTTAAACTCTTCTCTTGATTTTACTAATAGTTATAACAGACAAAATACTTATAAATTGGATTTGTGGGGGACGAAAAGTTTTTCCAGTGGGTCAGGTTCAGGACGATTTCATTATTTAACAGAAGGTCAACACGCTCAAAACCCTGGGTTTACTGGGTATGAAAAACGAATGGGGTCAGTTTTTTATTCTACTGGAAATCTTACTGGAATAAATCTAACAGCGAGTAGTGGTGTCACTGGAAGTTTTACTATAATTGTGAAAGCAAAATATTAAATATATCTCAATAATATAATGGAAAAAGATTGGACTGCTGATATTGAATGTGTATTAGAAAATATTACAGTAAATTGTGTGTTATATTATCACAAGAATTAAATTTCCATCTTTTGTATATTAAAAAAGTAATTGAATAAAATATTATAAAAAATATGATATTTTAATAGCTTAAATTTTTATATTTTTTGCACAACTTTTTCTAAAAGGTGTATTTAGTATTCTGGTGTATGTTTCTTAAATAAACAGCCTTGTGGTGATAATCCTTTTACATCAGTTGTGACAATACCAGGATTCTGATTATTACAATCAGTCATCCAAATTTTTATAATACAGAAATTTTTTTTTGGAGAAATGGTAATCCCACTAACACAATTTACAAAACCAGTATTTTTACTTACTGATGAACCAACAACAACATAAGTTAAATCTTTCCAAACTTTGTATACATTTTTATTTGAAACTTTGTATGAAAAGCAACCTCCATTTCTGTTCTTTGGGTCTTCCCACGTAGGTTTAATACCTTCTCTCATCATAAATAACATACAATTTTCTACCAAGACAGGAGGTAATGTTTCAGTCACACCAAGTGTTTCTTCAATTGTGGCAAATGTAGAAATAGGAATATAACTTTTAATGCTCCAATCAGTATTATGTGGTAAATGTGCCCAAAGTGTCCACTTATCAGATAATTTATGAAATGATTCCGTACTAGAATTATCCATATTAGAACTATATGTTGCTGATTCCATTGTATTATTATGCTGGGATTCCATTTGTAATATATTATTTCAATTTTTTTTTAAATAGTTTTAAAATAATATATTAATAAATTAAATTAATAAGTATAATCATTTTTTTTTATTGTAATGAATTTATCATCAGAAATCTCAAATTCCTTTACATTTACATTTTGGTCAATAATTTTAATATAAATTTTATCTAATTCTTTTCTTTTTTCAGCTGATAAATTACATATATTGTAATTATGCAAAAAATATTTGAAGAACTTTAAATCTAAAATATTATCGACAATATAATAATTAAATGTATCTGTCTTAAGATTTATTTTGTATGTTTCATCATTTATTTTAACTTCAATTAACATAAATTGTATGTTTGATACTTCATAATTAGTTGAAAATGATTGAGAATGTAAAATAACTCTATTTATGCACTTATTTTCAATTGCTTTTTCATTATCAGAAAATAGATAAATACTGTTATTATCTGGTTCAAAATATGTATCTATGTCATCTTTATAAGATTTTATATGAATTACATCATCGTTTATCTGATATACTTGATTTTGTTGAATTTCTTTTTTATAAATATCATTTATTATTTTTTTAAGCTGTGGATTTGATTCAATTATTGAATTTACTTTTATAACAAATTTATTGTATAAAATTTGACTTTTACTATAAAATTGTATTAATTCATATGAAGTTGTAATAATAATTTCATTATATTTATCAGGATAATTGCGTTTTAAAAAATCGTTAAATAAAACGCAAAGTACACTAGTTTTGAAAAAGTTTATTAAAAAACCTATCATTTATATTAATTAATAAATTAAACTCTTTAAATTATTTATTTATCTACTTTGATATGCTGGACTACTAGAACCATAAGGTACTGGATTATAATAAATTTTATTATTTGTAATATTTTGATTATCATTTGAGTGAGGATTAGGAACTATAATATTTGGTGTTTGGTAATAAACTTGATTTATAGATGGATTATATTCGGGGTCATAAATTATAATATTACCTAAAGCATCAATTGAAATACCGTTACCACAATTAGAATTAGAGGTAGAATTAGAAGTAGAAGTGTTACCATCACATTTATAATTGATATTTCCTGTGGCTGCATCAAAGCCGAAAAAATATAGTAACATACTAACTATTACTGTCATTAAAATAAATGGTATAAACACAATAAACCATGCTACAACACTTAATCCTCTGTCACATAAAATATTTAATAGTAATGTAACCATAATAGTTACTATTACTTTCATAAATGCTGTATTATAAAGACCCTTAAATATATCAATAAGTATTTGAGTAATTGAAAATATTAAATAAATAATTGCTGGAGCGCATAAATTTACCATTATTTATAAAATATATTTATATTTTATTTTTATTTTTCATCAGAGTAGAAGAAAGGTTCTCCATCTTTTAAATATCCTATTTTATCACCTTGTTCACCTTCTTCATTTAGTTCGTAAATAAAACCATTCTCTTCATCATTAGTGCAATAATCGATATCATCAATTGTGATTATTGTTAACTCCTCCTCCTCTTGGATATTTTCTGATATTACTTCAACATCTTCTGGTTCCTCTTCCTCTTCCTCTTCTTCACTTGCTTCAGTTTCAACATCATCTTCTGCTTCTTCTTCAACTTTATCTTCTACTAGTTCTACTACTTCAACTTTATCTTCTACTAGTTCTACTACTTCAACTTTATCTTCTTCATCTTGTTCTTCTTCATCTTGTTCTTCTTCATCTTGTTCTTCTTCAACTTCTTCTTCAACTTCTTCTTCTTCAACTTCTTCTTCTTCAACTTCTTCTTCAACTGTATCTTCTTCAACTTCTACTTCATCTTGTTCTTCTTCAATATCAGATTTAGTTTCAGTTTCTTTAATTTCAAATTTAATATTTTCATTTACTGAAGTTGTTACAATTGATGGTTGAATTAAAATTGTCTTAATTGGAGGTTTGATATAATTATCTTCTACACCAATTGTTTTGTTTTCATTATTTTTAAATTCCTTTACATCTTCATTAAGAAGTTGTATTTTATTTAAAATTTTATCAAGTATTGGAACAATTGATTCGTATTTTTTTTCTATTTTATCTAATCTTTTCTCAACATTTCCGATTTCTTCACGAACTAAATCGTGTGTCATATCTTTAATACTAACAAACATTGTTTTATCACTTAATTCTTCTTCAGATTCAGAATCAGATTCAGAATCAGAATTATTATTTAACTCGTTAACAACGGAAGGTAATCTCATAATTTGTTTATGTGTTTTTTCTAATAATTCATATCTATCCATATAATCTTTCAAAATTGTCTTCAATCCCTTTTTAATAACATTTTCAATTTCTAAAACTAAAGGTTCAGTATTGAATTCAGCAATTTTATTTTTGTTCATTCTATAATAAATTATATATAACTATTCGTTTAATATGATTTAAAAAATAATTTATCTAATTCTATATATGGCAGATAATATTTCTTTAGTTGAGACAGACCAAATTGATGAGAAAGTTCAAAAAATTTTAAGACAAACTGATTATAGTGAAGCTCAAGCAATTGAAAAATTAAAAGAACACAGTTACGATGAGATAGCAACAATTAAAGCTTATCTTGGTATAACTGAAAAAAAAACACCACAAATTAAATCGGTAAACCAAGAGATTTATAAACAGTTGCGCTCAAAATTAGATTCTAATATGCGCGACTATCAATATAGAGTAGAGAAAGGTGAAGTTAAAAAAATAGTATAAATATATATTATTTAGAATACAGGCTTTAAACCTTTTTGCATTTCAACCCCCGAATATTTATAAATATTATTTAAAAAAAATGAAATAAATTAGTACTCAAATAAAGATATAAAAACAGGTTAGAGAGAATGCTTACGACATTATTATTTATTGTGATTATTATTTCGTGCAAAACGCTTACTAAAGGATTTTCGAAATTGTCTCGATTTTCAATGATTCCATTTTCAAAAACAAAAGTAAATGCAAGGTTAACAAGTACGTCTTTCTATGATGATAATGATGAGAACTACAAACGAAAAAAAAAATACATCTATAATTATGAATCTGATTCTAATTTTAATTATATTCGTGAAGAACAAATCGTTCAACAAAATAATGAAAAACTAGATAATTCTGATACATTGTATACTCTTATATGGTTTGACTGTGAAGATTGTAAAAAATTATTAGATGATGTAAAAAATGTTCTTAAAGAAATATTATACATAAATGGAAGTTATTATTTCTTTGATGAAAACGATGAAACAAATGCTCCTTTATTTTATAAAAATGATGAATTAATTGCAACGGATGTATTTAGTATTTATGAAGAATTATTTTATAATACAGTAAATGAAGAGAGAACATAAAATATAATATTAATAATAATATAAACAAATAAATTTACTATTAATATGATGTCAAAGAAAATATCAATTCAAGTATTTTCAGATATTCATATTGAATTATGGAATAAACTACCAGAAATACCAATTAGAGCTAAATATTTATTTTTAGCAGGAGATATATGTTATCAGACGCATCCATTATTTTATAAATTTTTAAGTTTTTGTTCTTTAAATTGGGAAAAAGTATTTTATACACCAGGAAATCACGAATTTTATATAAAAAATAAAAATTATAATGAATTAACAATTGAATATAAAAACTTTTTGAAGGAAAAATATAAAAATATTTTTTATTTAGATAATGAATGTGTTTCCTTAGATGATAACGTTGATGTTTATGGTACAACCTTTTGGACAAATCCAACTTTTTCTTCAACATATGAAGCAAAAATGTATATAAATGATTATAATATAATTAAATATTTTAAACAAGGACTAGATAGAGTAGTAGATTTAGATATAAATTATGTGAGAGAATTATCTTATGAATCATTTGATAGTCTACAAAATCATTTAAAACAAACAAAAAAACAAACGATTGTTATGACACATTTTCCTCCTATAAGAACAGGAACATCAAATCCAAAATATAGTGGTCAAAATCCTTTATTAGCAAATTATTTTTCTTGGAACGATGATACAATTGATAAATTAAATATTATAAATTTACCTGTTTGGATAAGTGGTCATACTCATTGGTCTTATGATTTTGAAAGAGATGGTATTCGTTTTATATCAAATCAACTTGGATATAAATCAGAAATAGGTGATACAAATGTAAATGAAGATGGATTGTATGAAATTGAAATTATTTCTTAGACCTTTTTTGTCTTTTTGGTTCTTTAATTTCTGATTTATGACTAGGTATAACTGATGGCATAGAAAATATACCAGCATTAATATTAGATATATAATCAACTACATAAATTATAACAAAAACTAAAATAAATAAGAAAAGTTGAATATAATTTTCTTTTATAAAATTAAAAATTGAATTTAAGTTCCATATAGATAATTCATCATTTTCGTATTCTTCTACCTTATTCATATTATAATAAAATAAAAAATAAAATAAAATAAAAAATAATATACTAAATTTAAACTTAATATATTATTAAATATTAATGTTGTGATAATCCAAAACGTTCAGTTAAAATATTATTTTTTGTCTGTTTGTTTTGTAATTTTTTTTTAATTTGATATGTATTTGATGGTATAATCTTATTATTAATAATAAAGTCATCATTATCCTCGTGAAGTTCAGGTAATATTCTAGTCAATGGTTTATCTACAATTAAAAATAAACGTTCATTTTTTAATAATGCTCTATATTCTTGAATCGATAAATTTCCATAATATTTTTCAAGCATATAAAATGGATTTGGTGCGGGTTTAATATTTTTTTTGTAATCATAAATCTTAGAATAAATATGATTGATAAGATGATATCTTTCAAATTTAGAAGAGCTATCAATATTTTCTTCCATTAAATGTGCGGTTGCACATTCAGGACTACAAAAGCATCCATATACATGATATGAATCTTTAATAAAGTGCTTTGGAATATAAACAGGAGGGTTATCAAATTCATATGTGCACCAAAAACACGCTGATTTTTTATCACATATATTATTAATATGTAAATTATGTTCTAATTGTTTTAGTTTTTTCCATACTTCTTTAATATCATTTTCTTTAATTGATTTATCATCATCAAAATCATCATCTTCAACACATTTTGTGATAGGTATAATATCATTATTAGCGTTTTGATTTGATATAGTTGGTTGAGCATTAATTATTTCATATGTTAATTGACTTGTACCATTAAAATTAAAACCTTGTATATCTGAATTTAATGATGAATTTATTTGTAAATCTTTTAATGAACATTTTAAGTGTAATATTACGTTTGGTTTATTTTCTTTATTGCTGTTGACAGGTGTAATTTGTTGAATTATTTTCCCTCCTTTAGGTTTGCGTCCTCTTTTTTTAGCTATAGGTTTTGTTTCTTGATTAAATGAATTATCAGTAGAAATTTCGTTATTATCTTTTACTTCATTTTCTTCTTCGTAATCTAAATCATCAGAATTAATTAAATTTTCAATAGTATCAGAATTAGAAAAAATATTAGTTTCTTCAATAATAACATTAATATTTTCTTTAATTTGCATTTGAGTTTCATTTTGTTGTTGTTGTGCCAATTCTAGCTCTTTTTTAGATTTTCTTCCACGTTTTTTAACAACAATCACTGAAGGGATGTTTGATTCATCTTTCTTATTTACCATTTTATACTATACTTTAATACTAAGAATTGATTTAAATTGTTTTAAATATATATTTTACACTATTATAAAATATATCTTGTTTATAACTATTTTTTATTAACATAGCATTTTCTACAAACAGGAATATAATTATCTGAACCCACAATAGTTTGTGTTTTTTCATTTGTTAAACGCATTGAAAATATTCCTGGTGTTCCATCTTTACAAAGTGAACAAAGTGATGATAATTTTTGAACTTTATCGCAAAGTGGAATTAAATCTAAAATTGTTCCAAATTTTTTTCTCTCAAAATCTCCATCCAAACCACAAACATATACTTTTTTTTCTACTTTTAATAATTCAATTACAAACTCAAATAAATCGGTAAAGAATTGTCCTTCATTAATTAATATAACACTACTAGTTGCTATTTTAAATTTATCTGAAACTCTCGGTATATGTTCAATACTTTCTTCAATTGGAATATTATCAGCCCACACATCAAATAATTTTTCAGTTTTGATACAAGGTATTTTAATTTGGTCGTGTGTTGATAATAATTTATCATCATATCTGTTATCAATAGAATGATTAATAACAGATACAGAAATATTACAAAATTTGCATTGATTATATATTTCTACTAACCGTGATGTTTTACCTGAAAACATTGGACCAAGAATTAACTCAAGATAACCACTATTAATTATAGATGTGGACATTATATCTTTGTTCATTAAATATCTTCAATATTTTAAATCAATTATTTTAAAATATAAGAAATAAGAAATAATCAATATATTAAATATTAAAGATATTTGATATATTGATTATTAAATGAATATAAGTAAAGAATTTATACCTTTTGTTGAAAAATATAGGCCAACAGAATTTGAAGAAATAGTTTTAAACCCTCTAAATAAAAAGATACTTAAAAATATTATAGATTCTTCATATTTTCCTAATTTGCTTTTTTATGGTCCGCCTGGAACTGGTAAGACAACAACAATAATAAATTTAATAAATGCGTATCAATGTAAACTTAATATAAAAAACAAAGACTTAATTATTCATTTAAACGCTTCTGACGAAAGAGGTATTGATATAATAAGAAATCAAATTAATTTCTTTGTAAATTCAAAACCATTATTTCATACAGGGATGAAATTTGTTATATTAGATGAAGTAGATTATATGACAAAAAATGCTCAACAAGCTTTGAGATACTTATTACAAAATTACACGAGTAATGTAAGATTTTGTCTAATATGTAATTATATAAGCAAAATTGATGAAGGATTGCAAAACGAATTTATACGATTGCGTTTTAATCAGCTTCCAAAAAATGATATAATAAAATTTTTAACAAATATTTCAGTTTCAGAAAAATTAAATATGTCAGAAAACTCTATTTCGTGTATTCAAAAACTTTATAAATCAGATATTAGAAGTATGATAAATTTTATGCAGTCGAATCAAGACATAGTAAATGAAGAAATGGTTTTTAATATAATAGATAATGATGTTTGGGAAAGTCTTCTTAATAAGATATCAAAGAGAGAAAAAATAGATAATATTCAAAAATATGTTCATACAATAAGTATTAATTATAATATTGATAAAAAGAATATAATAAAGGATTTTCTTAATTATATTATTCGTAATCACTCGAAATATTTGAATAAAAATTTTTTAAATTACGTTGAAAATTTGATGCATTCACAAATCCAAAATAACAATATCCATATTTATTATTCATTATCAAGATTGTCATCTTTCATATCTACAGTTTGAGAATTTTGAGAATTATATATTGACATTCTCATGTGTAATTTAATCATAAATTCATTAGGGGGTGAACTTTTTGAAGGGTCGAAAAAATTCTGCTTAAGACTATATTCGCCCTTAGGACTTAAATCCTTCATTGATGTAGATAAGTTTTTTTTAATAGGGATAACAATACTTCTTTCATGGATGACGTGAGTTCTTGCTTGCATTCTT